TGGGTCGTCGACCGGATCAAGGACGTAGCTAGGGAGTCACGACGTGAGGTCGCGGCTACGCAAGGCGAACAGCACGACGCTGGTCACTGGGCAAGGCAGTATGGATCCGGAGCAGTCGAACGCTTCGAGTCTACCTACAACAGCCTGATCTACCTGATGAAAGCGAGTCGGCAGCAAACGATGCTACCGACTCGACTGATGAAAGAAGTAACTAACCACCTCAACAAACGAAGGGAATCAAAGTAATGCCGAAAATCGCATTCGAAAAAGTAGTCATCAAGATCTTTGGCTCTGGTAGTCGCACCAAGGACCATCACGCCTCGATCAAGAAGGCTTTCAAAGACGCAGCCGGTGCTGCTCTCAACAAGGCCAAGTTGCCAGAGGTGCGTAAGCTCCTGGCTAGCTTGGAAGAGGACGTCGAGGTTGGCTCCTGGACCGTGGTCTGCTCAGCTTGCAACAAAAAGTTCGTCGAGGAGCGGAAGACGTCACCCAAAAGCTGCAGCGAGTGCGGAAACACTCGGATCCTCAAGTCGCGCAGCGACATCCCCAAGACGACTACGCTATCGCACAGGGCGTCGCTAACGGGGAAGATCTTCGTCAGCATCAAGTGCACCGATCCGCAGAAGGACGAGTCCGGTAGCTCCGTCTGCAAGAAGACGCGCAAGGTCGCAACCCAGGACCTGTTCCAAGTCAAGCGCTGCATTCCCTGCCAGGAACGGCACAAGCAGCGTGCACGCCGCAGAAGGACTGCAGCGCGACGCGCAGCAATCAAGAAAGGTAAGAAGTAATGGCCATCAGTGACGGGAGTATGAAGGTTGGAAGGACGTTGCGCATGTTGCGGATCGCTCTCGGCAAGACACAGGCAGAGATCGCAGAGGGTGCAGGACTCGACATCTCCTACATCGGTCTGCTTGAACGAGACCAACGGTCTCCTAAGCTAGACACCCTGCACCGGATCGCTAAGGCGCTAGGGACGACTGCAGCCGACGTCCTCGCTGCGATTGCAGAAAACGAGTGAGTAGATCGACAGTCGGGGTCAGACTACCTAACCATTTTCGAGACCAACTAGTAGGGAAGACGGCTAAGGAGCTTCGTGACTCAGACTTCACATTCTCCGACAAGGTTCTAAACGAGGCAGTCTTGATCACAGGTCTAGAAACACGCTGGATCAACGCGGTGTTTCACTACGAGGAGCCGAAGGAGGAGTGTGTCGGTCGTCTAAAACCAGACGGCACGTGTGGAGCGTGTGGGCAACAGGTGGTGCCCGTGGAGGAAGTGAAGAAAGCCAGTAGGGGAAGAGAAAGAAGAGAAATCGGGGAGTGCGAGTCCTGCGAGAAGCCGACGCTACCAGGAGAAGTGACGGTCGAGTTTCACAATACGAAGCTGTGCATGGAGTGCTGGACCTGGATACGAGAGTCGATGCACGCACACGCAGACCGACTCCTCCTCGCGATAAAGCGAATACGCGAAAAGAGAAAGGAGCTAGCGCTTGACTCAGAGAGAGGCACAGAGGTAGAATAGGCAATTCGTGTTGCCCCTCCCTCTCCGCATCTCCGATTTCTCTACGCTGGCTAACTGTCCCAGCTTCCTGGCTCTCAAGCTACTTGAGGACGGCAGGATCCCACGTGTCGAAAAGAAGGTTAACCTAGACTTTGTGTCTCGTAAGCTTGGTAACAGCCTGCGCGACGCGTTGAAGAAAGACGGCAACAAATGAGTAAGACCGCAACCGTCGACCTCAGCCAGTTTCAGCAGATACTGCGCGACTACCAGCAGGAGGCAGTGCAAGACGCGTTGCTGCTTGTGCACAAGGCCACCGAACGGGACCCAGGACGTCGACTCTACTCGGCACCCACGGGTTCTGGCAAGGGGAGTATCGAGCTAGCTCTGCTGCGCGCACTCCGAGAGCGAGGTAAGTATACCACGATCCTCACCCCATCACTGGAGGTCATCCGTGGCTTCCTGGAGCGCTGCGGTGCTGGCGACCTATCCGGCTGGTCGAAGGCGAAGATCGCAAAGACCGCAGAAGAGATCGGGATCTCGACACCGATCCGCTACCAGAACAGCATCATGCGACGAGATCGCCAGGTCGACGACGTGATCATCTATGACGAGGCGCACCACGCGGTGCAGGGTGGCGCAGTAGCAGGGACCTTGTTTGCCTTGTCGCCTGCTGCGACCTGGGTAGGCTTCACTGCAACTCCCTTTCGAGGAACACCACGTGGGACTATCGAATTGCGTGAGGCGTGGGGAGAACCGAAGGTGATGCTCACCATCCCTCAGGCTCTCAAGCGTGAGTTCATTTCTATACCCCACGTTCGTATCAAGCCACTCGTCGACGACGACCAGATTCGCGTAGTTAAGGGACAGTTCGTAGTCAAGTCGGTTACCAAGGAGGTCGGTTCACGGCTGGACGACATCTTGAACGGGGCGACACGCATGGCAGCGAAGCGGCCAACGTGTCTGGTGGTCCCGTCGACTGAGGTAGCTATGTCCTGCGGTGTGCGAGCCAAGGAGCTAGGTCTCAATATCCGAGTCGTTACGCAGGTGACGAAGGCGAAGGGACGAGCCGAAGCCTACGCTGCTTGCAGGGACGAGGGTGCAGTCCTCGTCGTAATCGACCTCCTTCGCGAAGGAGTCGACTTTCCCTGGCTGCGCGCGATGGTCGACGCCTCTCCTACCCTGTCACCCGTTAAGTGGATGCAGAGGATCGGTCGTATCATGCGACCTGGCGAACGCGGCTACTACATCTGCGTGTGTCGCAATGTCGAGCGACACGCTTACCTACTGTGCGGCGCTATCCCAGCGCAGATCATCGCAGAGGCACAGCAGGCGTTCCCCCAGCCGACAGAGCGAACGGCCATGCGTGCACTCGGTTTCGAGGCACTAGGCAAGTTCAAGCAGATCGAGCTACCACTGCGTGATGGGCTCAAGGGCGGAATGTTCATCGTCTATGCCCAGGTGGAAGAGGGGATCTGGGACACCTACGCGTCGCTGATCCACCCAGGGAAGCAGAAGCCTATCACAGCTTTTCGACGTGACGAGACACGAGAAGACGGTTCTAAAAAGTGGGGTAAGTGGGCGCGTTGCGAACTACCCACTGACCTGGTAGGATACGCAACCTCCAAGTGGAGGAACGCTCCTTCAGAAAAGCAGATGGCTTGGTGGAAACGTGCAGCGGCTGCGGCTGGTCTCGATCCACAAGCTGACGGCCTCACAGGTCGTTCGTTCCAGGCTCTCCCTCTCTTACTCGACTGCAAGGCAAGGCTCTAATGGCGAAACCGACCGAGATCATCGAAGGCCAACTGTGGGCGGGTGGTGCCGATAGTGTCGAGGGACTGTTCCCAGCTATGCATAAGTGCCGTGGGTGCGTAGGCGAGGACTGCCCACACTGCGAAGGGACTGGACTTGTCTCAGGTCTTCGCATCTCTATCCTTGCCAACCTCGCCAAGTGTCCCTCATTTTTCGCACTCAAGACCAGGATTACCGACGTGTCATTCGGAACAGCCGCACACACAGGCTCTGCCGTCGGTCGGCTGATCGAACTGTGGCACCGTAATGGTGAGACCGCCGAAGGACTGCTGGCAGCGAAGAGGCGTGCATTCCTCGACGGGATCACCGACTTCCCCAAAGCCAACTTTGACAGCGCGTGCAAAGTTGCGATCTTCTACGCCTGCGACCCACGTAATAGGGGAGTCGTCATTCCTGATAGCTGCGAGCAGGAGGTGATACTTAAGCTAGAACCTGATCCCAGCGACCCAGTGCAGAAGATGATGGAGATACCCGGCCACGTCGATCAAATCCGACGAGAGAGTGACGGTGGTCTCTACGTGTGGGACGTCAAAAATGGGAAGCCTGAGGGAGACGAGCTACGACTCGCTTACGCGTGGCAGCTAGCAGCTTACGCCATCGCATCGACCGAGTTCTACGGCGAGACCGTGCTACCTGGTGGGATCATTCGCACCCAGTCGTATCTTAACGACCTGGACCGCTGCCCAACCTGCAACAAGAAATCAAGAAAGAAGGTCCTGGCTCCTCACGAAGCGAAGGTCTTCTACGAAACCCCGTGGTCGCTTGAAGCGTGCCACACCATGATGAGACAAGCAGCACGGGCAATCGCTCGGCTGCGACGAGGCATTTTTGATCAGACTCCTGGGACGCACTGTAATTGGTGTCCAGGCGGCGGACCTCACCGATGCGAGGTAGAAATAGGAAGCGCATTCCATGGCTAAGGCCAAGGTAGCAAAAAAGAAGGCGAAAAAGAAGGCGAAAAAGAAAGTCGCCAAGAAGAAAGCGAAAAAGAAAGTGGCGAAAAAGAAAGTCGCCAAAAAGAAGGCGACGAAGCCTGTGGTGAAGAAAAAGAAGCCAGCCTCACGCAAGAAGCAGCTTCCGGCCAGGAATGGGTCAGCACCTAAGGGCTATCTGGCTGAGGTCGGTGGCTACGAAGAGGGCAAGGTAGAACTTCCCTCCGGTGGTGGTGGCGTTCCCTGGGTTGGCTTCTATAACAAGAAGGCCAGCATCGCATCAGACGTCAAGCAGGCACTGGGTTCGCTCACAATGGGCACGCCCTACCTGAAGACAGAAGAGGCGTTCTACAACCTGTCGAGTGCTGCGTTCGTCGTCCTGGAGGAGTTCCGCTACTGGGCTACGACCGACGAGTCCAACGCGTTGGTGGACGTCTTCATGGAGGATCAGGGTTGGCAGGCCAAGTCCGGTGGTCGCGTGATCAAGGACTGCGTGCAGTCCGTGCTCATGATCCTGCCGGGTGCAGACGCTCTGCACGACGACCTGGCTCCTGCCTTCCTCGCGATCTGCGATTTCCGTGGCACCAAGGCACCCTGTGTCCTGTCACAACTCAAGGGCATCGAGGACAGCAAGAAGGAAGCGTTTGCCAAGCGCTACGGTAAGCTGGTGGGTCGTGCACCCGCTCGCTTCCGCGTCGCTTCGCAGTGGGACATCGTGCAGAAGACTGCGCGTTCTGGCTTCGCCTATGCACTGGCGAACGCCAACACCGGCCCGATCTCGCTCATGCAGTTGGAGTGCATCGAGGCGTTCTTTGCCGACGAGACCAACCGCGCACTGCGAGCGGACTACGTCGAGAAGCTGAACCGTCGGCTTAACTCGATCCAGGCTGCGGCTGAAGGCGAAGAGCAAGAGCCGGAAGAGGAAGAGGCCGACGAGGAGGTGGCCGAAGACGAGGACACCGACGACGACGGTGGCTTCGACGAGGACACCGGCATCGACGCTGACGCGGACGACGCTGACGACGACTGGGGTTAGAAAGGATGGCCCATCTGATCGCGCTAACTGGATCCCCGAAGATTGGGAAGACGACAGTAGCTAAGCTTCTCCGCCGATTAGGTTGGTCCGTAGTGTCGACGTCCTCTCTGCTGCGCAAGCTTGCAGCAGAGGGGGCGTATGGCAGGACGGTCCCAACTAACGATGAGTTGTTTGAGTTTGGAAACGAACTTGACCAAGAAGACATCTATTGGATTTTTGGTGAACGCCTAGCGCCTTATGATCGAGTCGTAATTGATGCTGTGCGTTCTGAAGCGCAGGCTGATCTGGTGCGCCACCACGGTGGGATCGTCGTCTGCATAGGCGAGGATCACTACAAGGTTACGGAGCCAGGTGATCTGCACGTTCCACGTTGGAAGCCAGAGAGGATCGTAAGCCACGTGCTGCAGAACCTAGTCGTCTACGATGGCGAGACGACGCATGGCCAGGTGACCGGCATCGTCGGTGCACAGTGGGGGAGCGAAGGCAAGGGCAAAGTCTGCTCCTGGCTCGTTGCTACCAAGGCACTGGAGAATAAGCGCTACGCTGCGTTCGCCAGGTCCGGTGGTCCGAACGCTGGCCATCGTATCGAGTGTCCGAACGGGGAATACGCGGTCTTCCGTCACCTCCCTTCGGCCACACCCTGGGCTTCGCCTGGAACGGATCTGTTGATCGGTCCTGGCGCTGTCGTCGATGCAGCAGTCCTGGCAAAGGAACTGCCTTACGTGCCTGCGGGTTGCACCGTCACTATCGACCCGTCGGTAGCGTTGGTGGACGAGCACGGTAGGCAGCTTGAGCGGGACTACACGCTGTCGAGCATCGGGTCTACGCTGACAGGGACAGGTGGTGCTATGGCGCTGCGCGTTCTGCGTGTGGCTGACACGTTCGGCAAAATCGGTGGAGTGCCGGATCTGCCAGGCGTCAAGGTCGCGCCTGTCGGCTCGTTGCTGCGTAACCTCCTGCGGAGTGGACGCGACATCTTGATCGAGGCAACGCAAGGCATCGGCCTCTCGTTGATCGGTGGTGGGTATCCACACACGACGTCGAGAGAAACGGGACCGGCTGGCCTCCTGGCTGATCTCGGTCTCGGCGTAGCGTGGGATGTGGAGTGGTGGCTTGTCGCCAGGACGCATCCCATTCGTGTGGCGGGACCGTCTGGCCCCATGGAGAACGAGACGACCTGGGAAGAGGTAGCTCGCACAAGCGGGATTCCTGCTGAGACGCTCCGTAGTCGCGAGACTACGACGGTGACGAAGCGTCTGCGTCGTGTGGCTAAGTGGGCTCCTGGTTATCTGACTGAGGTGGCCTCCCTCTTCGGCAAGAAACCCCGCATCTTCCTGTCCTTTGGTGACTACTACCAAAATAAGCCAGAAGAGGTGGGTGGCATTCGTGACGAGTGCTTGATGATCGACGAGAATGCTATCGTTGGCTACGGACCTGGTGCACTCGATGCGGCACAGCTTAAGCTGTGGTCTGCCGGAGTTCCCGCTTAATCAATACCAAGAGTGGGTGGATGGTAGGATGACAGGAATGTCAGACTCGCGGGGTATTGCGTGATTTTTGTCGACTTCGAAACTCGGAGTTGTGCGGACCTACGTCAAGTAGGAGGTCGCTCGTATATTCGAGACGCTACCACAGACGTTCTGTGTGTGGTGGCTCTCGATATACGGGAAGACCCGAACGTAGCCTGGTGCTGGTCTCCACACGATTACCCCATTCGTGACTGGAGACCAGACTGGGCTACGCTTCGCTCGCTAGGGTGGGCAAAAGGAGCAGTGCGCTTCGTAAAGGGACGTGGCAACACGACGCAGCCACCCGGCGCTATCCTCCGCGCTATCAAGGAGGGCGTTCCTCTCATCGGTCACAACGCAGCGGAGTTTGATCGCTTGGTGTGGGACAAGTTCTACCCAGGGACAGGAGCGGTGTGGTTCGACTCGATGCCACGCTGTCGACGTCGCGGCCTACCAGGTGGACTCGATAAAATCGGGCAGATGCTCTTCAGCACTGGCAAACACAAAGACGGACAGCAGGTGCTTCGTCTTCTCTCACGCCCACAAGGGAAAGGTCCATTCCGTGGCAAATTTGTCGAACCTGATAAATATCGCCTTTCAGCACTCGCTCGCTACTGCGCAACCGACGTCTTCCTTAACGCGGCCATTTGGAGAGACGAATGTCTGGGGCATGAACACACTGATGATCTCGTCCTGGCTGCAGACCGAGCCATCAACGACAGAGGGATAGCGGTCGACCTAGACTTAGCAGCCGGGATGCTCAAGCAAGAGCACGAGAACGCGGCCAGGCTAGCTGAAGCTTCGCGTGTCGCCACCAACGGTGTGATGGGTGCAAAGGCTCTACGCTCGCAGCCGCAAACGCTAAAGTGGTTAAAGGAGAACTACAGTAAGAGCGTCAAGAACTGCACGAGTCTCACACTCGGTCGCATCCTGGATAACACTGACGACCCCGTCGTGAAGGTCGTGGTCCAGGCCAAGATAGCAACGTCGAAAATAACCGCAGCTAAAATCGAGGCTGTGATCCACCGTTCGTGCCTCGACGGTCGGCTACGTGGCGCTACCGTCTACCACGGTGCGCACACTGGCCGCTGGTCGCATCGTGGTGCACAGCTCGGTAACCTTCCCAAGGTCAAGATCAAGATCCCCGAGTTCGTCTACGCACATCCCAACGATGCACCGGCAGTGTTCGCAGACGAGAAAGATGAGTCGATATTCGAGGTCTTAGGCTCGATGCTGCGTGGCATCTTCGCAGCGCCCAAAGGCCGACTTATCGCAGTCGTCGACTACTCGGCTGTCGAAGCACGTGGAACGCACTGGATCGCTCGTAACAAGCCGGGACTCGTTCCTTACGAGAAAGGACTAGACGCCTACCGCGTCGTCGCTGCCGAGATCTTTGGTATGCGATACGAGGACATAGAGAAACCCTCGTCCCAACGTGACGCCGGTAAGATAGCCGTCCTTGCCTGCGGCTACCAGGGTGGACCTGATGCGCTGACCAACATGGCTAGCAAGATGAACGTTGACCTCGAAGCTGCAGGTGTTACCGCAGTCGACGTCGTCAACGGCTGGCGCGATGCTAACGTCGCTATCGCTGGCCGACGCAAAGGAAAGTGGCGCACACCAGAGGGTAAGCTCGTCGTCACTCGACAGGGTGGACTGTGGAAGGAGATGAAGAAGGCAGTCGAGCGGATCGCAAAAGGCGAGTCGCGGATGGAAAAAGCTGGTCGCTGCACGTGGCTGCGTGAGGGAAGACACATGATCTGCGTCCTTCCCTCTGGCCGACGTGTGCAGTATCGCAACATCGACTGGGAGAAGGTCGACGACCGTTGGGGAGGACGGACTAACTCGATCACTTTTGAGTCGAACCGTGGTGGCTTCCGTGTGCCGACCTACGGTGGGAAGCTGACAGAGAATGTGGTGCAGGCTGTTTCACGCGACCTGCTAGGTGACGCCATGGTCCGTATCGGAAATGGTGAGGCCGGTAAGCGTGTGCGCATCGTCCTGCACGTGCATGACGAGTTGGTGGTCGAGGTCGCAAAGCGTGAGGCCGAAGAGAGCCTAGCAAAGATAGAGGCGATAATGCGTGACGGTCCCGCCTGGGCTAAAGGCTTCCCCATCGACGTCGATGGAGCAGTAGGTAAAAGGTATACGAAACCGTGAGTGACGAGATCTGGATAGAACCACCAGTCGGGAAGACCAGCACCAAGTGGACAGCCAGGTTTAAAGACCTGTCGGACCGCTGCAACCCCGACGACGCTACACAGCTTCGGCGCGTAGCCAAGAACCTGGGTGTCGAGCTAGAGAAGCTACGCACAGCCTTCCTTAACGCGAGGAAAACCGACGTCATACCAGAGGAGGCCAACCCTACCACACGCCTCCGCGTCTTGAAGGTCGACGGTGAGAAAGAAGAAGACGTCGCGGTGCCACGTGCTGGCGTCGAGGCTATCTTACTCGCAGCGGCTGACGCTAAGCGTGTGCGTTGGGACGAGAGTGTCGACGCGGCGTGTGCACTCGTGCTCTTTAAGCCAGGGATCGAGCAAGACGTAGCAAGACGTGTGACAGCCGACCTCGCTGTAGCCACGGGTGCTGTCGCTGCGTTCGCTAGCAGAAAGAGTGCGGAGCTTCTCTTTGAAGGCGAGGACGAGATCCCAGCCACAGGACGAGCCTTGGCTTCGCTCCTGCTGTGTGGTGTGTCGGACCTTCCCTACGTGCGTGGCCTAAAGGTGCGTCGGTCTCTGCGTCCGCAAAAGTGGAGAGCCCGTGGACGTCCTGCACCGCTAGGCGCTGTGCTCCGTTCCCAGGAATACGGCCACGCTGACGGCCTCTCTATCAACGACCCACGTGTCGTGTCCTGGCTTAACTACCGTGCAGGCAACGAGGGTGCACGCCTACCACACCACATGTGCGTGATCGCCCCTTCGCCTTACGAGGGACGCGACCCTGTTATCGTCCTGGAGCAAGGACTCTGGTGCTTCCGCTGTGCGGGTCGACTTGGTGAAGGGTGGCGTCCTTGGTCTCGTATCATCGGTGTGCCGCAGCAGGAACTCGAACTTGAGCGAGACCCGTGGCTCTGTGCGGCTGACGCGTGGACTCACTGGGAACACGGCAAGATTACGCTGGCCCTGCCTGCAGGGTGGCCGAAGAAGATAGGACACAAGAGCACCGGCCAAGTCACGTTCTCTGCTATGTTGGCTGCGAGGCACCCACGTATCGTCGCGCAAGGCGAGTTCAAGAAGCGAGCAGAGGGCGTGTTTAATGAGTCGCTGCGTTGGGTTCGTCGACACGATGGCCGCTGGGTGCACTCGGACACGTTCGAGTCTATTGAGCTACGAGACGCGGAGATAGCGTGCCTACCCTGGGTGCGCTCACAACGAGAGCGGATAGCGTTGGCTCGCTCGACTGGGCCACTTGAGGGCTACTTGAAGGTGAGACCGATTGATGTCATACTTAACCCCAAGTCTGAAATGCCTGGAGTCGTCACAGTCGCACGACCTGGAGATGGAACACCTCCACCTCTATCGAGCAGCATTAAGCCACTTCCCTACGACGAGGCATGCCGCGTTCTCAAAAGAGACTACCCAGGAATACGAGAAGACTACCTCCTTACTCTTGTCGTTGCCATGGCCTGTGCCGAAGCGGGTGGTCCTCCGATCATCCTAGCCGTTATCGGGCCTACGGGTTCTGGTAAGACGCAGACAGTCGGCATCGCAGCTAGTATCGTTCGATCAACACCAGCAGACGTAACGGAGGCGTTCCCTAAAGATGAAGAATACTGGCGACGACGAGTCGGTGAGGCGATGTCTTCCGGACGGAGACCACTTATTGTTAATGACCTCCACCGAGTCCGAGGTCTGCATCGACACATTAAGGGAGTCATTGGACTCGAAGACCCGATTGAGTATCGTCCGCTCTACTCGTCTGCAGTCAGGGCTCGTTGTAGTTCACCGCTCGTCCTTACGTTCGTTAGAATGCCCTCCGCTCTACATGCTCCAGAGATGGCACGAAGACTTACTTACATCACAATAGAGACGTCGGTCCACAGCGACTGGCGCAAGACTGGGCCTAGCCCGTCAGCCTGGCGGTCCACACCGAAAGAACGTGAGAAGAGCCTGGACATACCACCTAACGAATGGAAGCGTGTTCGCGCAGCAGAGGGCATCCTTGCCCACGCACTAGAGATAGCGAAGAAGGCCGACTACGTGTGGCCGAACGCTGCACGCGTGCTTGGCTGTCGCTCCGGTGAGGAGACACACAGCGAGCAAGGGAAGATTGACGGTGCGCTCCTGGCTCTCTTTTACGAGCACGTGTGTGGGAGACATGAGGAGCGTGTGCTTTCGAATTCAGCTCGTTGGCCGGGAGAGCGTGGGTGGGTTGACCTCTCTTCTCCTGTCGCCTCCAAGATCCTGGAGGAGTTCATGCCAGACGTAGGTGGCAGTATCGATCCACGCCACATTCTCACTCAGGACCTGCAAGAAATCGACTGGCCTAAGCGCCTAGGTATCAAAAGTTCCGCTATCCGATTTGAAGGACAATTTCGACACCGCACCTGGGTGGGGAGGTTCGTTGGTCCTGGCCGACTAGGCGAACGCCCTGTGAATGAGGACCTACCCGATGCCAGTGGCTAATAGTCTCTGCCGATTCTGCCATCGTCGAGAACGATACAAGGCGAAGCAACGTCTTGTCTGTGAGCCATGTATGCGCCAGCGCCATCGTAAGCCAAAATGCGCTTCTTGCACCGGGCCTACCTACGGGCTCGATAACTTCTGCGAGAAGTGCTCACCTCGTCGGCCGAATCGGCAGAAGCAAGAGAACGAGGTGTCACTAACTCTTATTTCCCCCTCCGGTCTAGAGCGTGAGGTCTATCGGGAGCCGGGTATTAACTTCTACGTCACGAAGGGGGTGGTAATCCGGATTGGTAAGACTACTCATAAAGAGTTTTATGTGTTTGACGTGTCTTGGAGGACGTGGCTCAGCGCGGGATCACTCGCGATCAGCAACCGCGTCGGCTAGTAGATGAAGCGACTCGTAGAGAGAAAGTGCGTGTGGTGTGGGACATGTCGAACTACCGAGTTTGACACGATCCCGAAAGGCTGGCAACGTGTGCTCATCCGCGACTTCCTCTTCTGTGTCGAGTGTAGGACTCGTGGTAATCGTAGGGCAAGAGTCGAGGAGGACCGACTTGACTCTCAGTAGTGTGTGGGCTAGGCAAGCAGGACGAGTCGTGACGGCACGACTGAGTTGGCAAGGTCCGCGAGAGGTCTAATGAGACTCGTAGTCAACACTAGTGACTTGGAGTCGGTAAGCACTATATACGGACTCCGAGTCAAGTCCCAGGCGGCTCGGAGCGGTGGTGACCGTCACAACTCGACACCCTTGACTACTTCTTTAGGTGATCCAATCCGCCTGGGAGACGGCCTCTGGCCTTGTCAACAAACTTGACTGAGTTGTGACGTCACAACTCCCTTCCCCCCATAAAAAATTAAAAAATAATAAAATAGAAAAAGAGAGTATTACATGTGTTTCCCTGGTTGGTATTTCTATTTTGGGTCGCTGACGCGATGCCTCATGAGTTGTGACGTCACAACTCAGACGGACCGCCGACCCACGGGCTGGTAACCCCTTAACTACAGGCAAGGTGTGACAAAATGAGTGATCTGCTTACACACTATCAAGAGTGGATTAATGGTATGATGGCTGGTTCGTCGCTGAACGAGAAAGTGTTCGGTCTCGCAGAAGAGACAGGCGAGGTGTTGGGTAAGATGAAGCGTCGAGAGCGTCTCGATTATGAGAGTCTCGACGACGAATTCGAAAGAGCCATAGAACTAGAGTTAGGAGACGTCCTCTTTTATTTGACGTCGATAGCCTTACATAATGGGCTCACCATAGAACGACTCATTGAGTCGAACATGGAAAAGATAAACAGCAGAGCAGTGCGCGGTAAGATTCGCGGCAAAGGAGACAGCCGGTGACGACGACATTCGAGGTAAGGGAACACGGGAAGTATGTGCAAGCGATTTGGCGTTTCAGTATCGACGGGTTGAAGGAGCTACAAGCTTCGGTCCAACCTTTTCCCGGTGGTGACTTTGCTGAGATCGTTTTCTATAGGACTTACTCGCGAGACGACGATGACCAACGTGAGTCCTGGCTAGACGTCGTAGTGCGAGTGATCGAAGGCATGATGTCGATCCGCTTGGACTGGTATGTTCGTGCTGGTCAAAAATGGGATGAGCCAGAGATGCAGATAGTGGCTCTGCTCATGGCCAAGTCGCTCATGGAGTTCAAGTGGTGTCCCCCTGGTCGTGGTCTCTTCGCCATGGGAACCAAGTGGGTTCGTGATCGCGGGTCGATGGCTCTCTTTAACTGCGGGGCCAGCGAGATCCGTGCAGACGAGAACCTGCCACACGATCTAGCCTGGATCACCGACGCTCTGATGTGTGGTGTTGGTGTAGGCTGCGGTATCTCACTCGGTAAGCGCGTGGTAGCCGAACCGGTAGCACGAGCCTACCGCTACGAGTGGGTGATCCCCGACACACGGGAAGGCTGGGTGGAGTCGATTTCTCGACTAGTGCAAGCCGAGATGGGAGTCCTGGCCGCGCACCCCATCTTCGACTACAGCGAGATTCGACCCAAGGGGTCACCACTACGCGGCATGGGTGGACGCGCCTCTGGGTCCGATCCGTTGCTACAATGTCACGAGTGGATCCGCGACTCTTTTGGTTACTACCGGCGAGACCTGGGTTTCAATACCACGCGGCTACTCGCTGACCTTGTCAACCAGATCGGCGCTGCCGTCTCTATGGGTGATGTGCGTCGCAGTGCAGAAATCCTGCTTGGTGACCCAGATGACGAGACCTTCTGGGACTTGAAAAACTACGACCTGCACCCTGAACGTGCAGAGTGGGGATGGGCGTCGAATAACACGCTGCGGTTTCACACGCGAGCCAAGTTCCTGCAATGCGTGGGTCGTCTAGCCGACGGTGCGTTTGAGCGTGCAGAGCCAGGAGCGCTTCTCCTCTTCAACTCGGTCGACAAAGCTAAGCTCGTCAACCCGTGTGGTGAGATCCTGCTTGACCACCGCGAACTGTGCAACGTGGTAGAGACGTTCCCTGGCCGCTGTGCCGACGAGGAGGACATGATTGCGGCTGCAGAACACGCGGCGTTCTACGCGGGGACGGTGGCTCTCCTACCCACACACCGCCACTTCACGAACGAGGTGCTAGGTCGAAACCGACGTATCGGCGTCTCACTAGTAGGAACGGCCGACTGGCAGGACCGTGTGGGAGAGAGCGAGCTACGCAGGATCCTGAGACGTGCCTACCGACGTGTGCGTGCTACCACCGCGTCCTTCATGTTGCGGCGTATCAGGATCGGCCGAGATGACCCCATTCGCCAGGTCCTGGAGTGCGCAGGCTACTTTGGTGTTGAGGACAAGCAGGGTGCGAAGGACGTCCTGGTCTACGAGGTGCCTGTGCGCACTCGCGGCAGGACGGCTAAGGATTCGTCTTTTCAGGAACAAGCCGACCTCCTGGCTTGCACACAAGAGGTGTGGTCCGACAACGCGGTGTCCTGCACGCTTTACTTCACTGAGCATGAATACTGCAGTGGGCAAGTAGAGCGCACCCTAGTCGACTTGGCTGATCGCGGCGTCAAGTCGTTAGCGCTTGGTCTTGAGTTCGACCCAGCGACGTCGGCTTACGAACTGTGTCCTGAGGAAGAGATCACAGAGAAGGAGTATCACGTGCGCACCCTGGCTACAGTGCCTCTTGACTGGACAGGCTTTCGAGGCGAAGTCACACCGCCACGTGGCTGCGATGGGGAGAAGTGTTCAGTGTGAATACCAAGGGAAGGCCAGCCTACGACGCAAGAAAGGCCACGGACGGGTATTGTCCCAGCGGGCCCCGTCATGGCGCTCCTCCTTGGCGAAATACCAAGGGAAGGGCAAGGGTAAACGGGGGAGAGGCCACGGGAGCAGATCCCAAGGGAAGGACAGCGGAAGACGGAGGAGAGGCCACGGACGGATATCTCTTCGGACCAGGGTGGACGAGAAATACCAAGAGAAGGACAGCGGAAGACGGAGGAGAGGCCACGGACGGATATTGCCCAGAGAAGGCCGTCGTGGCGCGTCTCGTTGAGGTAATACCAGCGGAAGGGCAAGGGGAAACGGGGGAGAGGCCACAGGTAGTAATCCCAACCGGTGGGCAAGGGGAGACGCAAGAGAGGCCACGGACGCAGATCTCAACGGAAGGCCAGCCTACGACGCAAGAAAGGCCACGGACGAGTATTAATTCCCAAATACCAACGGAAGGCCGTTCTACGACGCAAGAGAGGCCACGGACGCAGATCTCAACGGAAGGGCAAGGAGAACAGTCGGGATGGCCACGGACGAGTAAGCGGTTCCTGGTGGTCCTATATGGGAAGAAATGACCAAGCGTAGGGAGCTGAAGGTTAGTCCGCAGGACGAGACTTTGAAAAATCGTGTTTAGGGAGGGGCTTCTGTGAAGAGACGATATTCGAGCTACATACCATCGGTCAACCCGTGGGTAGCTTGCCTAGGACGCGAGTCCCACCACTGCAAAAAGAACGTGAGGAAGGACAACGCTACCCGCTATTGCAAGGAGTGCTACGAGGACATACTTGCTAACCTAGCCAAAGTCAGGAAGGAAAAGCAGGTGGCTCTGTGAGCAAGCCATCGATGGGGAACTGGGGCGTGCCTGGTGCGAACACCACACCACGAGTCAAAGGTGATTTCTATCCCACGCCGCGTATCGCTACCGTCGCGTTGCTAAGCGCCGAGACGCCACCAAAAGGACGTGTGTGGGAACCGGCGTGTGGAGACGGTGCGATCTCTAAGGTCCTTGAGGAGTTCGGACACAACGTTGTGTCGTCTGATCTCTACAGCTATGGCTATGGAGGAGAGGGAATCGACTTTCTCACCGTGAAGCCCCCTATGCGGGTCCAATCGATCATCACGAATCCACCTTACGTGTTGGCGCAGGAGTTCATCCTACACGCACTCGACCTCGTGCCTTACTCTGCCTGGCTGCTGCGGATGGGTGTGCTGTCAGGAAACCAAAAATGGACCAAGTTCTTTCAAAAGCACCGGCCGTCACGAGTCTATGGGATGTGCTTCTTGCTTCCTTACTGGAAAGACGGTGAGTGGAAGCGAGGTGGCTTCCCTCACACCTGGGTAGTGTGGGACAAGAAGTCAAGAGGACCGACCAAGCTATCCTGGCTGGACAAGCCGACGGAGTCCTAGAGGTTGTCCTTAACCCCGGCTCTGTAGTTTAATGGAAGTAGGAGCGAGCGTGGCAAAAAAGAAGAAGGCCACTAAGAAGGTAGCGCAGAAGAAACGCCCCAGGCGTAAGGGCAAGTTCGTAGATCCGACCAAGATTAAAGTAGAGGACTTCCTGGTAGCGTTGGATGGGACAGGTGGTATCAGACAAGAAATCGCGATGAAGCTAGGTGTCCCTCGCTCCGTCGTCGACTTCTGCCTTAACCGGGAAGGTCCGGACTGGGAGACCGTCAAGCAGCGATACCAGGAGGAGTGCGACGCCGTAGCCGACTCCGCGCACACTACGATGAAGTGGATGATCGAGCAGCGTGTCGACCTGGCGTTGGCCGAACGTGCTAGCCGTTGGTATCTCGAAAAGAAGATGGCAGACTTTGCGCCACAGCAAGCTGTGGTGGTCGAGTCCAAGTCGGTCGTCGACTTAGAGAAGCTGAACCTACCACTCAAGATTAGGAAGGCTATCTTAGCCGCTATCTTGAAGGTAGAACGAAATGGGACGGGGGTCCACTAATAGGGAAGAGGGTAGCCAAATGCAGGATGAAGACCTGGGTTAAGTGTTTTATTTTCAAGTGGGCAGAGACGGTAATTGCAGCAGTCCTGCTAATAGTGATCATTGTGATGTTTGTCGCGTTCAAAGGATGTGGGAGTACGGACACTGGCAGTCGTCACGGTGCGCCTAGTGGCTCATTCACAGTTCGACACGTCACAGTCATTCCTTTTCTCGATGCGAAGCCGTTTGAGCTAACCTGGTTAGCCGAGACAGTCGAGAAGCACCTAGTCGTCATCGATAAGCACCAGCCTGGGACGACTTGGCCGAACGTCAGAATCCAATTCTACCGAACGCAGCAAGACATCAATAAAGCATTTGCGGCAGCACAAAACAGCTTCGTTCCTACAAGCCAGTTAATGACTCCGCCCCAGGTCCACACAGGAGGAAACTTCACATTTCAACTGAATGCTGCTTGGGGGTTTACTCACTACAAGACGCTACACGTAACTGCTGGTCCAAAACTAGAAGGTCCACGACTGGCCCATCTCATTTGGCATTTCGTCGTCGACCCCGACACACATCACTCGCGGGGTCCGTGGTTCAAGATTGACTTCGACGACTGGCTTGTATCGCAAGCACTACGAGGGGCAAGGTGAGGTGGAAAACCATGAAGATGAGGAGCCTGATGACCCCAGGGTGCCTGCGCTTGTCCACATCTCTGGCTCGTTCATGCCAGACACAGGACAAGCTTGCGTTATTTGTGGGTTCCAACTTTTCGAGGGTATGGGCAAAGAAGTCTGGTATGAAGGGAAGGACATAGCAGCGGGTTGGCCTGCAGCGTCGCTTATCTTGGTGGACGGAGTCCTGAAGCTGGACCTTTCCAACTCGATCAAGAGCGAGGAAGACTACCCCGACGCACGACGCTGCAACTCAGATGACAGTGACGAAGTGATGCAGTGGCGGTGAGGAAAAAGAAGAAGCGAAAGAAAAAGAAGGGAAGAGTTTTCATTAAGTGTTTTGGTTGTAGAAAGAAGATGCCTGCTATTCCGCGCACAGACGGTCGTGGACACCTCTGCTCTTACTGCCCTAAGTGTATAGAGATCATGAACGCGATGCGTGACAGGATACTTGAGGCTTCAAGAGTGAAGAGGGTAGGCGTTAACCACGCCAGGAAAGACCCGTTTGATAAGCCCAGGCTTCGTATTCACTTCGAAGGTAACGGCAGGTTTGGACAGAGATTCCGCTAGTGGCAGACTTTAGGATTGACAAAAACGAACTAATCGCGTCTATCTGCCGCGACTCGTTCTATGACTTCGTCCAGACGTTCTGGCCTGAGGTCATAGCTGAAGATCCGGTGTGGAACTGGCACATCAAGTATCTGTGCGACGTGATGCAGGAGTCTGCGGAGCGCGTCTTTGTAGGAGAGAAGAAGAAGCACGAGACCGTAGTCAACATCCCGCCAGGCACGACCAAGTCGACCATCGCGTCGATCATGTTCCCTATGTGGGTGTGGACGCGCATGCCCACAGCGCGGACTATCTGCGCCTCCTACTCTTACCCGCTTGCCATGGATCTGAGTCGTAAGAGTCGCGACATTATCAAGTCGGATTTGTGGCTGGAGCTATTCCCCGACATCAAGCTGCGTGTAGACCAGGATACTAAGGGCCATTTCATCAACACGCACGGTGGGTCACGCTTCGCAGTCGGGACCAACAGCACCGTTACGGGAATGCACAGTCATTTCATTATTATCGATGACCCGATCAACCCGCACAAAGCGTTCTCGGAGAAGGAACTCAACACAGCCAACCGCTACGTGTGCGAGACGCTATCGACGCGCAAGGTAGACAAGGCCGTCACCGTGACGTTCTTGATCATGCAGCGGCTGCACCAAAATGACCCGTCTGCGCAATTCCTCAAGAAGGCAGAGGGCAAGTTCGACGTCCTTCACATCAACCTGCCTGCGGAGATTACGGAAGCGACACGTGCAGACGTCCAGCCTGCGGAACTGCTTGGCTACTACGAAGACGGCTTACTCGATCCGGTGCGTCTCTCCAGGGACGTCCTGCAAGACCTGCGTGCAGCACTAGGTGAGTATGGTTACGCCGGTCAGATGCTGCAGCGTCCTGTGCCACTCGGTGGCGGGATGTTCAAGTTCGGTCGTATTCACATCGAGATCTCACCACCTGCTCACCCGTTCTATCGACAGAAGGTGCGATACTGGGACAAAGCAGGCACTGGAGGAGGTGGTGCGTGGACTGTGGGCGTGCTCATGGGCTGGGACCACGAAGCCAGGTTCTGGATCCTGGACGTAGTGCGCGGCCAGTGGGAGTCTGCAGCCCGAGAGACTATCATTAAGCAGACCGCGAACATCGACACCCGCAAGGTGATAATTGGTGTCGAGCAAGAGCCAGGCTCCGGTGGTAAGGAGAGCGCACAGAACACGGTTAGAAACCTGGCTGGGTTTCGTGTTCGTGTGGATCGTCCTACAGGTAATAAGATTATTCGTGCTGATCCATTTTCTGTGCAAGTGAACGCTGGGAACGTCTACTTGAAGAAAGGTCCTTGGAACCGCGACTTCCTCCAGGAGATCCAGCACTTCCCTTACTCAACAAACAAAGACCAGGTGGACGCATCAGCAGGAGCGTTTAACCTTCTCACGAAGCCAGTAATACGCGTAGGAGCACTATCATGACAGACCTCACGACTAAGCCGGGCGAACTCACCACGAATCAGCAAGCGGTGCTAACCAGGAACCGTCTGATCGAGAACGCGTCGCTTCTCAGGACAGAGATCCTTACCAAGCTCTTCGACGACAGGCGCGACATCGATATCGAGTGCGGCTATCCCAAGTCGATCACCCCCGAGCAGTATCGCTACCTCTATGACCGCGAGGGAGTCGCCCGACGAGTCGTGCAGATCTTCCCAGAAGAGTCGTGGGCAGTAGACCCCAAAGTTCGTGAAGACGACGAGGCAGATCAGACCGAGTTTGAAGAGGCGTGGGAAGACCTGCAGCGTGACAGGAACATCTACCACTACATGCATCGCGTCGACGAGATCTCGGGGATCGGCCGTTTCGGCGTCCTCTTCCTTGGCTTCTCTGATGGTGAGAAAGCGCACATGGCGGTAAAGGTCGAAGAGGGACTGGAGCTAATGTTCCTACGAGCGTTCGACGAGGACGTGGTGACGGTCGACTCAAGAGAAGCAGATCCCATGAACCCGCGCTTCGGTCAACCGACGCTCTACACGATCACGTTCCAGGATCTCAAGGGCAACGTGGGAGGTGGGACGATTCGCGGTATAGACTCGGGAGACCTCTCTACTCCCGGCACAGGCACTGTAGGGACAGGGACGCAGCGCACCATCGGTCAGATCACGATGAAGGTGCACTGGGAGCGCGTTCTACACGTGGCCGATAACCGTGAGACGTCAGAGGTCTTCGGCACTCCGCGCATGCAGCCAGTCTACAACCGGATCTACGATATTCGCAAGGTGTTGAGTGGGTCGGGTGAGATGTTCTGGAAGGGAGCATTCCCTGGCTACTCGTTCGAGATCAATCCGAGCCTGGGGGATGCCGAACTAGACGCAGAGACGCTGCGTACCGAGTTCGCTAACTACAGCAATGGTCTGCAACGATACTTGGCGCTTACCGGCGTGACGGCTAAGTCTCTCGCTCCCCAGGTGGCAGATCCTAGCAAGCACGTGCAGACGATCCTTGAGAACATCGCTATCACACTTGGCGTGCCGAAGCGCAAGTTTCTAGGCAGCGAGCAAGCACAGCTAGCCAGCGGCCAGGACGCGAAGACGTGGAACATTCGGATTGCACGTCGACAAGACAAATATCTCACTCCGATGCTCATTCGGCCTTTCATTAACAGGCTGATCGAGTTCAAGGTTCTACCCACGCCTGCCGACGAGAAATACAACGTTGACTGGCCAGATCTCAACGCCATCACAGACGAGGAGAAGGCGAAGGTCGCGGCCATCAACACCAAGGCACTAGCTACCTACCTCACAGGTGGCGTCGACCAGTTGATTCCACCTGCCGAGTTCATGACTCTGATCCTGGGTATCGACCCCGAGATGGTCGACTCCATCATGGAAGCAGCAGAGGAGTTCATGAAGGAGCAAGAGGAAGACGACGCACTAGAAGAGGACGACGTCGCTCTTCTACCACCTGGCCAGGTCCCACCAGCGGTCCCAGCCGAAGAGGATGACGAAGGGGAAGAGGAAGAAGTTGGCATTGCTGATTCGAGTTGATCCTAACAGCGACTGGAAGAACATAGGCTTAGTCAAGAGCACTGCGTCTCTTCCTGTGAGTGGGATTATCCTGGTCACAAGTATTGGAGTCCAGGTCTACTTGACCGTCGACGACTTACGACGTCTGGTCCAAGGGCTGACGACAGAAAAAGAGACGGGCGATAATGGCGACTAGAAGAGACCCAACGAGGACAGGCCGTATAGTGCGGCGGTTCCGGACTGACCTACGTAAGCGCTTCCGTGCGCTCAACAAGAAGATACGAGAACTCGTAGTAGGCCTCGACGTGTTTGGTCTTGAGAAGGAAACCTTCCTCTTCAACGTCGAACGCCAAGCTTTCCGGTTTCAGACTGACGAGCAGAAGATCAGGTCTTTTAATCGCGAGTTACAGCGTCAGATAGACTTGGAGATTTTGACCGTCGACTCTACTAAAGAATTCGTGGAGAGTGCCTACAAGAAAGGCCAAACCCGAGCCTTTATCGACGCGAAACGTGCGAAGGCGATAGAAGGTGGTGAGGCGTTTGGCTCTGCACAGGAGCAATTCCTTAGCCAGGCGTTCAACTCACCGGAGCGCCTATCTAAGGTGCGTCTCCTAGCCACTCGCTCTTTCGAGGAGCTACGTGGTATCACACAAGCTATGAGTCAGAAGCTTAACCGCAACTTGGCCGATGGTCTTATCCAAGGACAAGGTCCACGGCAGATAGCGGCTGAGATGTCGCGCACTGTAGCGAAGATCACGAAGCAGCGTGCACTCGTCCTGGCTCGCACCGAGATCGTGCACGCACACGCCGAAGGACAGCTAGACGCGTTTGCTGACCTTGGTATAGAGGAAGTAGGTGCGCAGGTCGAGTTTCAAACGGCTGGCGACGACCGAGTGTGTGCACGCTGCGAGGGACTCGAAGGCGAGATCTTCTCTGTTGACGAGGCAAGGGGTATTATCCCCGTTCACCCGAACTGCCGGTGCGCCTGGGTTCCCGCTGTCCAAGCAACACAGAGTCAAAAGATACGTCGTGGCTTACGACGGTCGAGAGCACGAAGGAGACAGCGCGCATCGTGACCAGCTACAAGAAGAAACGTCTCCAGGAGAAGCAGGTAAGCTGGGCACAGCAGATACTCGCGTC